GACTGTGTTGACTTTAAATATAAAAAATCAGACTTAATAGACGATGGCTCAGTTGCATATAAAGAGTTAGCAAAAATTTGGCAGCAATGTTACGACAGAAAAGCAGCAGCAGTGGATCATTATAGATCTATGTTTAATATCATGGACTTAAAATATTGGGAAGCATTTAACTTTATTAGATATGGCGAAGGTCAACATTTTATGGAACATCATGACCATGGATATTCATATAACTGCACCGTATCTTTAGTGTGTTACTTAAATGATAACTATGAAGGTGGAGAGTTATCTTTTAGATTACAAGGACTAAAAATTAAACCAAAGGCTGGAGATATGTATGTATTTCCGTCAAACTTTATGTACCCACACGTTGCTGAAAAAGTAACTAGTGGTATAAAATATTCATTGGTAACGATGCTTGATTATAGTGCAAAGTATCATACACCAGAGATATATAGTAATACGGAAGACTAATGTCTACCATAGAAGTATACTGTCAAAATCAATCTGTAAATATTAAACAAACTAGAATTAAAAGAGATTGGATGGAAAATACTGGAGAAAAACATGCATATAAATGTTTTCCAGTAAGCCTAGCAAATACAATAGGGTATGAATTATCTTTGCCAGTAGACGTTAGTTTTATATGGGATGGTATAAATAACTCATCTGCAGAACATGTAAATGTTATATCTGGAGAAGAATTTATAAGTAATTCTAGAGCCAATGCAACTATTAGTTTTAAAACAGGTATAGTTATAAAATCTGATAAAAATATTAGTTTTTTACATATGCCAGTTCCTAATTTATTTAATGATTTATATCAAACATTTACTACTATAATTAGTACATCATTTTTTGATCAAGAGTTTCCATCTGCTATAAGAATATTAAAACCAAATACTGTTATAACAATAAAAGCAGGGGAGCCATTTGCAACTATCATTCCAATTTCTTTAACTGACATGTCAAATATAGAACTTAATTTAAATGATTTTAATATGGATAATGAATGGTATAAAAATAATGAAGAAAGAGGTAGGGCAGCATATGAACTTAATAAAAAGGGTGAATGGACAAACTGGTATAGAAACGCAACAGATCATAATGACATTTCTATAGGAGATCATGAAGTAAAATCTTTAAAGTTAACTATTAATGATAAAAGGAGAAACAATGGATAGTCAAGAAATAAAATTTATCAGTAATAGATTTTGGCAAAGCGAGAGAACAAATACTAAACCATCTCCTGCTTCTAAAACAATGCCTGAATGGTATACAAAAGCAGAAAGGTTTATTACCAATCCAGATACTGGAGAATATTATAAAGATCAAGATGGTGGAAAAATTTCTAGTTGGAAAGCATGCATGCCATTTATGGATGCAATGATGACTGGATATTTTATGTATACGCCATGCGATATAGAATTTTATTTAGATGAACAGGGAGATATTCGTCATAAAATAAATGACGTTAAGAATGAAAGTTTTTGTAGCGAAAGAACTCCAATGCTTGGGTTTTATCAACCAGATGGATACTACTTGGACCACTTTGCTTGGTTCATAGATTGGGGAACCATTCTACCAACTGGATATAGTGCTTTATATACAACTCCATTTAATAGATTTGATTTACCATTTATTAATACTTCAGGAGTTATAGATAATGATGTTGTTAATCTTAATGGAAATCTACCATTTTTCTTAAGAGAGGGTTGGACTGGAGTAATACCAAAAGGAACCCCATTTGTACAGATATTTCCATTTAAACGAGAGAATTGGAAGTCTTCTATTGTTATTGAAGATCCAATGATGATACCTCAAAAAAATATAAATAATGCTGCTAAATATAGAATACCTGATGGCGGGGTATATAAAAATGTTGATTGGCATAGAAGATCATACGAATAGAACATGGTAAAATAAAATTATGAATATAGAAGAATTAGAAAAACTAATGCAAGAAACAGATAAAAATAGGGTATCTATCACCCCATCTGGATTCTTTGGTGTATCAAAAGATAATATTGTTAGTTTGGAAGATTTCATGACTAAAGAAGATAAAGAACTTTTATATAACTTTGCTGTTAATTTAGAAAATTGGCATAAAGACGAAAGCGTTTATGATGAAGACGGAGTAATGATTTATGATGCTAGTTTTTGGGCTAACCGTGTAGCAAATCAAAAAGAAATATCACAACAAGACTCAGAAAATGCTGTAAGAAATAAAATTGTTGAATTGTTGGTAAGATTTAAAGAAAAAGTTGATTCTCATCTTAATGTTAATGCCGTACCAACATTTCCTGCCTTTGTAAGATGGTTTCCAGGCAACTATCAACTACCACACGCAGATAAGGAATTGCATGAGGGAGAGAATAGTGGCAAGCCAAACAATTTTCCATATTATGATATTGCTGGCTTAATGTATCTTAATGATGATTATGAAGGAGGAGAGTTGTACTTTCCTCAACATAATATTGAATTTAAACCTAAAGCAGGTGCTGCATACTTTTTTCCAGGAGATATGAATTATATACATGGGGTTAGAGAAGTAACATCTGGAACAAGATATACACTACCATTTTTTTGGACAATAGTAGAGCATGGGGATTAATATGGAATATATTAAGTTATTTCCTAAAATACATATATATAAAAATTTATTGCCAGGTCACGATGAATTAGTAGAAATATTAAAAAAATCTGAAAAAGATCCAAACACTTCTTATCTTTTTAAAGATTGGAAGCCATGGAGTTTTTTTGGAACATATGTATATCAAATAAACAATGATGCAATTAATTCAGGAATACAAGATGAAAAACTAATAAAAGAAGTTCATTATTTAGAATTAGTTAAAAAAGCATTTTTTGATAGTACTTCTAATTTTTTAAAAGAATATAACTTAGAGGTTCCAGAAGATTGGAAACTTATGGGTCCATCATTTTCAAGATACACTCCAGATGGCAAGGAAGACGGAAGAGTTGGAAGTGGTATGAGTATGTCAAGACATACAGACTACGTGCCCTGGATGAAAGGTGTTCCAGGATATAAATTTGGATTAACATGTACAATGTATTTAAATGATGACTATGAAGGCGGAGAGATTAGTTTTAAGATAGGAAAAGATTATATAGACTACAAGCCTGTTGCTGGAGATGTTTTAGTATTTCCATCAGGGCATCCAGATTTTTTATCTGAAGATCACCCATATTTACATGGTGTAAAAAGAATAGATGGCAATGCCAGATATTTAATAAGATGTTTTTATCAGTTCTTTGATCCAGGTTCTAAAGAGTGGCACGAGGGTAAAGAAAAATATGGAGAAGAATTATGGGGTAAAATGGAAGATGAAAGAATAGAGAGGGATATGAAGAAGTATGATTTTAAATAAAAACGATCTTAAATTTTATAAAGATGATATAGCACGATTAGATAACTTTGTTACTGAACAAGAAGCAAAGTCTATGATTAAATATTTTGAATCTCAAGCACAAATATGGGGAGACATTGCATTTTACAATTCTTTGGGAATGGGTTTAGCACCACACGATCAAAGACTTATAGAACTTGGATTAGATCCTAAATTTTTTGATAATTTAAAAAATAGATTCAAACAATCATGTGAAATGTTTTTTGAAAGAGAATTAAGGGCAAATACTTCTCATGCACAAAAATGGAAGGTCGGAGGTTTTGCTGCACCACATTCTGATAATTCAGATCATGAAGGAAATCCTAATGCTTTTCATATTAATAAATATGTTGGAATTTTATATTTAAACGATGACTATGAAGGCGGAGAATTATATTTTCCAGATCATAATTTAGAATTTAAGCCACCAGTATATTCTTTTATTATGTTTCCTGGAGGACATGAGAATATCCATGGAGTTAAAGAAATAACCAAAGGAACTAGATATACAATGGTTTCATTTTGGGATTACGCTGATGCAGAATATAGTAAAGAAACTTTAGATGCTTGGGATGAAGAAATTAAACATATTAGAGAAGAGCAGGCACTTCAAAAAGAGGAATGGGCTAAAGGTAACCAACTTGCTTAGTAGATTGAAATACTATGTCTGATGTGATATATCATAAACACGATATTGTTGAGATTAAAAATTTTATTTCTAAAAAAGAGTCTGAATTAATTATAAAATATCTTGATTCTCAGCCAGAAAAGTGGATTGTATTTAATGAAAGTTTTACAAAATGCTATGGAATGCCACTATCTTTTTATGATAAAAAATTAGAAAACTATGGACTAGAAAAAAACATTTTTGAGAATATTAATTATAGATTTAAAGATGCTATAGAAGAAACATTTAATCAAAAATTTACTGGGGTAACCTATCATGCACAAAAATGGGATAAGGGTGGAATGGTAGAAATACATTCCGATACCAGCGACTTGGACGGTAATCCAAATCAAAATAGTACAAATAAATATACAATAATTCTTTATCTAAATGATAACTATAATGGTGGAGAACTATACTTTCCACAACATGATTTAAAAATAAAGCCACAATCTGGCTCTATATTAACTTTTCCAGGAGATCATAGTAATATACATGGAGTAAATGAAGTAAAAAATGAAACACGATATACAATAGTTTCCTGGTGGAATAATGAAATAAAAGAATTTAAACAACAAGATTATACTAATGATTTGTATACTAATAAAAAAATTTTTTATTATAAAAATGTTATTAAAAATCCTCAAAACATTTTAGATAAAATAGAAGATATGGGAAGCCCATGGAAGTTTTATCCAACAAAAGCCACTGAAGGTCAAGCATACGAAGTAAATACTTATGAATTTACTGAGTATAAAAAGTTAGAAATAGAAGAAATAAAGAATATTTTAAAAGACTGTATAAATGATTATGAAACAAAAAATAATATAAAAATAACAAAATTTACAGATATGGTAATACATAGATCATATCCAGGAAAACATTTGGGACCACATACTGATTCACATGGGGACGCTAAATCTCCATATATAACAGTTATGATTGACTTAAATGATAATTATTCTGGTGGAGAATTAATATTTGACAAGCAAGATCTAACGTTAAAACCTATCGCTGGAAGTATTTTAATATATCCATGTGTTGAGCCATATAGTCACTTACCAAGTTTAATTACAGCAGGAAGCAAGATATCGATACTATTGTTTGGATTTAAAGATGAAAATAACTAAATTTGATAAAATTCATTATTATGAAGGAATAATTGATAAACCATATGCTTTAATAAAAGATATAGAAGAGTCTGATAAATTTTTAAATAATAATACATCTATAACTAAATGGAAGCAATGGCATGCGTCCGATAAATCATATAATTTTGGGTATCAAAAATTTATTAATGAATCAATTATAGATGAAACTAATGAAGTATTAATATCTATAAATAAGCAAGTCAGAAATGCTATATCAAATGCATCAAAAGATTATGCAAAAGAGCATAATATAGATTTAGGATATTTAACACCAATATCTATAGCAAAGTATTCAACTGGCAAACAAATGGGACCACATGTTGATTCTTATGATGATGGAAGATCTCCTGTTTTATCTGTAGTTTTATATATCAATGATAATTATGATGGTGGAGAGTTGAGTTTTAAAGATCAAGGTGTTGTAATTAAACCATCTGCAGGAAGTTTAATAGCATTTCCATCAGTTGCCCCATACTACCATGAATCTATGATAGTGACAAAAGGCTTAAAATATATGAGTCCAGGATTTTGGTATAAGGATTGACACCACTCTTGCAGGGGTGTACAATATATATATGTTCTAAAGGAGGACATTATGGAATCAGTACTAAATAAAGCAGTTTTGAGTTCTGCTCTAAACGCTTTTTTAATTACCTTAATTGGTAAGTTTGTTGAATCAGGTGCAGACGTATCTGCTTTAACAGGCGATGTAGTTGGTAACGTACTAAATGCAGCAGTGACTGCAGCAGCATGGGTAGTTATCCGTGCAGTTAATCCAAAAGATACCAAGTTTGGTATCGGTGCTGTAGCACCAAAGGCTGCTCCTAAAAAGAAGTAAGTCTTAAAACTAGGGGGTAGTTAACTCTGCCCCCTTTTCTAATAGAAAGTTTGATATGGCAAAACCTACAATATGTTTCTTAACCTATGATTGGTCATGGGGTACTAAACCATTACAACCAAATGGTTGTGCTTGGTATAGATGCTTTCTACCTATGCAACAATTAAAAGAAAGAGATTGGGAAACAGGAATGGGTTTTCCAGCATTTACAGAAGATCATGGATTCGGACTACTAATTCCAGATAAAAAGGCAATTCATGGTTGGGATATAGTTGTATTAAAACTTATGATGCTAGAACAAATAGTTGATAATATCCCAAAGGCTCAAGCAATAGGTCAAAAGATAGTTATAGATGTTGATGATTTTCACGAAGGTTTAGAAAAAACAAATATGGCATATGCCTCAACTGATCCTAAAAATAATCCTAAAAATAATCGTGAACATTATTTTAGGGGTATGGAATTAGCAGATGCTTTAATAACATCTACCCCATTTCTAAAACAATTTTATGAAAAAAAGTATCCAGGAAAACCAGTATATATGGTTCGTAATTCTATAGACTTTCAACATTTTCATATGAGAAAAGATAAGTCAGGATTATTTCCTATAGTTGGATGGGTAGGGGCAACACCTTGGAGATCTAATGATTTAGAAACCCTTTCTGGATTTATGGGAAACTTTATTGAAAAAAACAATTTAAGATTCCATCACTCTGGGCACATTATTAATGCTCCAACAGTTCAAGAACAAATGAATATACCACCCAAATTATTTTCTTCAGAAGGTATGCAGCCAATACTTTCTTATGAGAACATGTTTAAAAGAATAGATATTGGACTTGTTCCATTAAACGAGGTAGAGTTTAATCGTGCTAAATCTTTTATTAAAGGTCTTGAATATGCTGCTGCTGGCGTTCCATTTATTGCAGAAGATATGGAAGAATACTCATTTTTATATAATGAATATGGGATTGGAAGGGTTGCAAAGACAGAGGACCAATGGCTATCTCATTTAGAAGATTTAAAGAATCCTAAAACAAGAAATATTGAGAGACAAAATAACTATAAATTAGTAAAAGAATTTCATAGCATTCAGACAAGAGGTCTTGAATGGGATAAAGTTTATAGAGAAATTAGAGAACTTTAATACCAACCATGTTGGCTTTTAAAATGCCAAGCATTACATCCATCACCATAAATTAATTTAACATATTTAGCCATAGCATCAATTTGATCATATGGATTTTTAGTCTTTTTATGATCTACCAATCCCCATGTACTATTTAAAAATTGACCTATTCCAAATGCTGTTGATTTAGGATTTTGAGCAAGCGGATTCCAATCACTTTCTTTATCAACAATGTTAAAATAACAGGCTTCTTCATTATCTGGAACCACATCTCTTAAATACTCTTGATAAGCAGAAATAGCCTTATCTGATTTAGGATCTTCAAATCTAGCCCTAGAACGTGCTGCAGTAGTGCTAGAAGCCTCTCTAGCGGCCTGTACGGCCCCTAAAACACTTGAAGTGGTCTGTCCTTCTGGGACGACCACTAACGGTTCTGCGGGGTATAAAATATGTGACCTATCCAGTCGATTTATAGAAGTTCCAACAACAATAAATGCTATTAATGCTAATAATACTTTCTTCATAAGTTACCTCCTTGAAGAAGCCATTTTTAGATACCTAACTAGTATAACCCGAATATTCCTCAAAATCAAGTATTTATAAAAAATTGTTATAATTGTTTATATTTGAACTTTTCAATAGAATTTTTAATATTATCAATAACATTTATTCCTGGATAAAAAATAGAATCACATGTTATACAATCAAAATATACTTTATCATCTTTAAATTTAGTAACAATAATATCAGTCTCATTAAAAGGACATGTGATTTTTTTCACAATACCCTTTTCTGCTAAATCATTATAAAAATGAACTTCTTGTATCGACAACATATCTTGATTCCTCTCATAAAGTAGTGTACAATACTATTATCCCATAAAATCAAAAATTAGGAGTTGTATTTATTAATGTCATTTATTAACGAAAACGGATCAATTACAGATCCATATAAGAATTTTATTCATATTTCAAGATATGCAAGGTGGGTAGAAGAAAAAAATAGAAGAGAAACTTGGGTAGAAACCGTAGATCGCTATGTCAATTTCATGAAAGATCATTTAATATTAAATTATGGATATAGCCCAAATGCTAAAATTTTTGATGAAGTAAAAGATGCAATTTTAAATCATAGAATTATGCCTTCAATGAGAGCCTTGATGACAGCAGGTCCAGCATTAGAGCGTGATCATATTGCTGCATATAATTGTTCATTTATTGCAGTTGATAGTCTACGTGCATTTGATGAGGCAATGTATGTTTTAATGAACGGAACAGGTGTTGGCTTTAGTGTTGAATCAAAATATACAGATGAACTTCCGATTATTGCAGAATCATTTAGTCAAACAGCAACAACAATTATTGTAGAAGATTCTAAATTAGGATGGGCAAAGGCATTTAAAGAATTAATTGCACTATTATCTCAAGGACAAGTTCCACAATGGGATATGTCAAAAGTTCGTCCAGCAGGTGCAAGATTGAAGACTTTTGGTGGCCGTGCCTCTGGTCCAGGACCACTTAGCACTTTATTTACATTTACAGTGGATACTTTTAAAAACGCTGCTGGTCGTAGATTAAAACCAGTAGAAGCACATGACCTAATGTGTAAAGTAGGTGAAGTTGTAGTAGTAGGAGGAGTACGCCGTTCTGCTTTAATATCTCTATCAAACCTTGATGATTTTGAAATGGCAAAAGCAAAAAGTGGACAATGGTGGGAAACTCAACCACAACGTGCTTTAGCAAACAACTCAGCCGTTTATAATACTAAACCAAACACTGCTCAATTTTTACGTGAGTGGAGAAATCTTTACGAATCAAAATCTGGCGAAAGAGGAATTTATAATATAGGATCAGTTCGTAAACATGTTGAATCTTTTGGAAGAAGAGATGCATCTTTAGTTTCTGGAACAAATCCATGTGGTGAGATTATTCTTCGTCCAAATGAATTTTGTAATTTAACAGAAGTTGTTATCTCAGCAGAAGATACTAGAGAAGAATTACTAGAAAAGGTTAGACTAGCCACAATTCTTGGAACATGGCAATCAACATTGACAAACTTTAAATATCTTCGTAAAACATGGAAAGATAATTGTGAAGAAGAAAGATTGCTTGGCGTATCTTTAACAGGAATTTATGGAAATAAAATTACTTCAACTGCAGGAAAAGCATTAGAACAGTTGTTGACTAACATGAGACTAGAATCAGTTAAGGTAAATGATAATGAAGCAAAAAAATTAAACATTAATCCATCTGTATCTATTACTTGCGTTAAGCCTTCTGGCACTGTAAGTCAACTGGTCGGGGTGTCAAGTGGTATTCATCCGTGGTATTCAGAATACTATTTAAGAAGTGTTCGTGGAGATAATAAAGATCCATTAACACAATTTTTAAAAGACTCAGGAGTTGCATACGAACCTGATGTTATGAAGCCAGAAGAAACAACAGTGTTTTATTTTCCTCAAAAGGCTCCAAAAAATGCAACTGTAACAAAAGATTTAACAGCCATAGATCATCTAGAAATGTGGAAGATATATAGAACTTATTGGACAGAACATAACCCTAGTGTTACTATCAATGTTCATGAAGATGAATGGTTAAAGGTTGGTGCATGGGTTTTTGATAACTTTGATTCAATTGGTGGCGTATCTTTCTTACCAGCAAGTGAGCATACATATAAACAAGCCCCATATCAAGAAATTTCTAAAGATGAGTACGAAGACTGGGTAAAAAAATCACCTTCAAATATTCAGTGGGAAATGCTTTCTATTTACGAAAAAGAAGACGGTACTACTGGAACACAAGAACTTTCATGCGTTGCAGGGGTATGCGAAATAGTTGATATTAGTAAATAGCAACGTGCTAAAATAGATTAGAGGTTGATATGGCCAAAGTTTCTAATCTTTACGCTTCTAGAGTTTTTGCAGAACACCCACTAGCATTGTGGAGCCTTGATGATAGTAACTATTTCAAGACTGTTTTAACTGCATCCAACTACTATTTAACAAATTGGGATATTTTAGATAGTAATGGAGAATGGGATCCTATATTTGCAGACCCAAATAATAATCCATTTCCAGATGGCAATAGAGCAGTATTAGTTAAAACCTCCAGTGCAAGCGTTACTACAGTTCAAATTAATGCGTCACCAATATATATGTCAGATCTTGATCAATCTAAAGATAGTATTTGTATAGCAACATGGCTTTATCAATACGGTGCTTTAGTTGAACAATTTGAAGTTGGATTTATATACACAAGTGGGTCTGTTGATACTAGTGAAAGTTCAATAGTCACCTCTTTAGGAAGTGGACCATGGCAATCAATAAGACATACTTCTTTACTACCAGAAAGTTTTGACTATATTACACCATTTATAAAAGTTAATTATTTTGAAGAAACAGGATCAGAAGAAGAATTTAAAGTAATGTTCAATAATACTTCAGTGGCACAATGGTCAGAAGAATACTTATATCAAGGTGTTGGTATAGTCGAAGAAGAATTAGGTAATCAAATTATTAAAGATATCCTACCTCAAACAGGATTTAAGGTCTATCCATTAGATGCATATGGATTTCAAGATCAAGATACGGCTTATGCAATTATAAATGATAATAAGTTATTAGCAAAAAATACCAATCTATCAATGATATATGGATCTAATAATATAACAAGCATTGAAGGTTCAAATGTAGAAAATTTACCATCGTTAATTTTTCCAGGAAAAGGATTTTTAAATCAAAGTGGTAAATATAAAAATTTAACGGTAGAATTTTGGCTAAGAGTAAATCCAAACACTAACTTAACAACTAAGATATTTGGACCCATTTCATCTAAAGATGGTATATATGTAGATAATGAATATTTAACTTTAAATATAGGTAAGTATAGCAAGTCTTATTTTATAGGTAAATGGTATAGGCCTATGCTATTGGATATAAGATATGGACTTTCTTTAATAACAGTTTTAATTAATGGAGACGTTGTTATTGAATTAGAAGTAAATCTAGATGAATTAGATTTCCCTTATGAGTCATATGATTGGTTAGGTTTTTATGGACATGAATATATAAAGCCTTTTGATATTGACTGTATATCTATATATCCATACTTAGTACCAGATCAAATGGCTAAAAGAAGATTTATATATGCTCAAGCAGTATTACCAGCAGAATCAATTACATCAGGATTTAATGGAGAGTCTTATTATATTGACTTTCCATTTGCTAGATATTCTAGTGTAATTAATTATCCAGATATGAATCCATGGAACTCTGGATACTTTAATAATCTTGAACCAAACTCAAAATACCTCGGATTTAAAAATTACGCATCCCCAGAACTAAGATTTGTAGGAGAAGCACAAACCATTACTACAACTATAGAATCTCAAGGTTGGTCAGAATATGATTATTACACTTGGTACGAAATATTATCAGAATCGTGGCAAGATATAAGTATATCTAATGAAAATGCTGTAAACAATATCTATATAGATAACTTTCTTATTCAATCAGGATCTGCACCATTTTTTACACTTAAGCCAAATCTAGGGTATGCAGATATTAACGCTTCTATTGAGTTTGATAATATTAATCCAATTCAAAATAAAGTAGCATCACTACATGGAGTTTTTCAAACAGCAGCAGAACTTCCTAATACAGGATCGCCAGAAGTTTTAATGTACTTTTATAATGCTTTAAACTCTAATATTTTTAAAGTAACAATAGATGTAAGTGGACTAAAATATGTGTATAACAATGAAGTTATTAAAACAATATCAGTAGATGAGTCATCTGATTTTATAGCAGGTATTGATATTGATAAATTAAGAATTTCGTACCCAGACACCCTTGGTAACTTTTTTGCCAATCCACAAAATGTGTCTTTAAGTCTACTAGGTCACGGAGAGTCAACATATAGTTGGAGAATGTATCAGTTTACCTTTAACAATGTATTTTTTAACGATAAAGATACTTATAATTTATTTGACTCTGAAGGTTTTGCATTGACAGATGTTTCACTTTCTAATATTGAATATATTGGAAACTACACAGTTAAGCCAATACTTGGTCCAAACTATTTAAACCTAGATGTTAGTTGTGCTGGTTATTGGGAAGATTCAATGCCTTTGTCATATTTTGGAAAAGAAGTAATAAGTGCTAGTGGGTTAAAGTACCTTGATCTAGATACCATCCAATTTAATATCGACATTCCAACACAGATATTAACAAATCCTTCAGCAAGTGTATATAACACATCAGATTTAGTTAAGACATATATCACTCTTCAACATATTGACAATGCTGGAAAAATTCCTTATTCAAATTATGTTAATATTCAAGAAATAGGATTTAATAGGGTTTTAGATTTTGACAATACTACGGATGTTATTGAAACAAAATTTGAGGTAGTCGATGGAACAATTATAATTCCACCTAAAGAATTAGTTGATTTTAAAGATTACTACATAACTATGCATATAGAAGCAAAAGTTGAGGGTATAAGCAATAAGTCTTTACAAATTAGAAAAATGCTTTTATCATCATTAGTAACAGACGAAAAGAAGTTTACTGAAATAAGTTCAAGAAGTGGAAATAAGATTTATCCAATATCTAGATATAATAGAACATATTCATTTAAAGATAAAAATCCATTTGTTGTATCTGCAGAAACAACTCCATACTTATACCTAACTGGTAATTCTGGAATAGGCTTATTACCTTATAACTCTCAGGCAGAAAGAGCAATATCTATGCCTATTAATAAAACCAAAAAGTCCTCATACTATTTGGGCGGTATTCAATTTTGGATGATGTATAACAAAGATATAACTATAAACTCTACACAAAAAATAGCAAGGGTATCTACAATTGATAAAACATATGACTTTTTCTTAGAACCAATAGACAATGGTAAAAGAGGAATAATTAAAGCATACGATGTTGAAACTGGATATATATCAGATATCTTAAATGCTGAAATTGGAGATATCAAATTTTATCAAGATGGATATTTAATTAAAAATCCTATAATTAATCCACTACAATGGACTGCCATAATTGCAGTCTTTGGGGTAGACATACAATCGCCATCAACCTCTGGAACTTTAGAATTATATGAAGGATCTTTATACAATAATATTGCAATCTATGAAAAACCTCAATTTGCCTCAAACTATACAACTGGCAGTAGAAATTGGCAAGAAACTAGGTTTACAGAGTTAGTTACAGAAACTGAAACAATAACAGTAGAGAATCAATGGGAAGACTGGATTGTTTCTACATGGGCAGATATTTATGCACCTACAGAATTATTTAGATTTGCAATAGATGGAGAAAACATAATAAGATCATACTCTGGTATATCAGGAGTGGTAGTAGAAGATAATGCAAATGTATTGATTAATTCCGATGGTGCTGATATATTTACTGATGTAGTGTGGGAGACAAGTCTTGTCAAACCAGTATAATATGGTATACTTGTTGACATGAATCAAAGAAAATTAAAAAATAATGGTAAACCAAAGATAACTGTAATAGAAAAACAATCAGACTGGGGTATATATGTCTGGATGTGCGATTTTGATAATAAACCTTATGGTGATGGAAAAGGAAATATCATGAATATTCCAGGTAGACCATACGACTTAGAAAAGATGGCAAAAATAAGACAGGCCGCTCAACACTACAACGCACCAGCGGGTAAAGTTCAATTTATGGCTGGAGTGAATAGAGTTTCAGATGAAGAACATAAAGAACAAATAGATAGAATGAAAGATGGACTAATCCCTAGTGAAACAGATATTGGTGCATGGATGTTAGCACAAAAAGGAATGAATAACAATGGAAGATAACGAAGCAATAGCAAGAATAGATAATTTAGACAAGGTTGAAAAAAGAGAAAAAGTAGACTCTTTTAATACTGGAGCAGAATTAGTAAAGACCTATGATGGCATTAGCCACAACTTTAAACGTAAAATTGTAAGAACTGTTAATAAAGCATTTATGGGTGTTGAAGATGCTAGATCTAAACAACTATTCCCAGAACAAGATATGGTTACAGCATACGGCTTATTTGATGTTGTTGTTCCACCATATAACTTAGATGAACTAGCATATTTTTATGAAAACTCATATGCCAATCATGCAGCAATTAATGCAAAGGTGTCAAACACAGTTGGCCTTGGGTATAGTTTTGAAATTACAGATTCTACAATGGCAAGATTAGAAGAAGCACCAAATGAAGACTCTTTAATGAGAGCACAAAGAAAAATTCAAAGAGCAAAGGCTCAAATGACAGACTGGTTAGAAAGTTTAAATGATGAAGATACATTTACACATGTTCTAGAAAAGGTTTTTACAGATGTAGAAAGTACAGGAAATGGTTATATCGAAATTGGTAGAAAGATCAATGGTGAAATTGGATATATTGGACACATCCCATCAACAACAATTCGTGTTCGCCGCATGCGTGATGGATACATTCAGATAGTAAACCAAAGAGTAGTATTCTTTAGAAACTTTCAAGGTACTAATCAAAACCCAGTAACAAGTGATGCAAGACCAAACGAACTAATCCATATTAAAAAGTACTCTCCAAAAAACTCATATTATGGAATTCCAGATACGGTATCAGCAGCAACATCTATGGTTGGAAATGAATTATCTGCAAAATACAATGTAGACTATTTTGAAAATAAGGCTGTACCTAGATATATTGCAGTTGTTAAAGGTGCAAAATTAAGTCCAGAAGCAGAAGATAAATTCTTTAGATTCATGCAAGCAGGACTTCGTGGACAAAATCATAGAACACTTTATATACCACTGCCTGGCGATGGACCAGATAATAAGGTAGATTTTAAACTTGAACCAATTGAGAATGGTATTCAAGATGGATCATTTGAAAAATACCGTAAATCAAATAGAGACGACATCCTTATGGCTCATCAAGTTCCATATTCCAAAGTTGGAGGGGGTGCTGGAGTATCTATTGCCTCAGCATTAGTGGCAGATAGAACTTTTAAAGAGCAGGTTGCAAGACCAGCACAAAGAAATCTAGAAAAAACTATTAATAAAATTATCAAGGAAAAAACTGATGTACTACTGTTAAAGTTTAATGAATTAACTCTAACTGATGAACAAACACAAAGTCAAATAGATGAAAGATACTTACGTATGCAAGTTATAGTTCCTAACGAAGTTCGTGAAAGAATGGGATATCCTGTAAGACCTGGAGGATCAGAGCCTATCGTTCTTAATGCTCAACAGGCTGCTCAACAGATGGCTCAGGCTACAGAGAATAGAACTAGGGATCAAGAAAGAACAGCCAACGCCGCTGACTCAACATCCACTACAACTGGACGTGCAGCACAGGGCGAGGGTAGACAACAACAATAAATGATATAATAAGAAAAGTACCTATAAACACTTATTATAATAGAGGTAGTATGACAAATTTGCATAAAGCATTTTGGCACTCAGAAGACAACAGTATCAAGTTGTCAATGCCAATTGCTAAAGTCGATAAAGAAAAGCGTATTGTGTCTGGTTTCGCAACCCTTGATAATGTCGACAAACAAGCAGATATTGTTCCAACTGAAGTAAGCGTAAAGGCTTTTGAAAACTTTCGTGGCAATATCCGTGAAATGCACATGCCAGTAGCGGTAGGTAGAATGGTGTCATTTAAATCAGATAAATTTTATAATCAAGATGAAGATAAATTCTATAATGGAGTATTTGTAAATGCATACATTTCTAAAGGTGCTCAAGATACTTGGGAAAAGGTTCTTGATGGCACTCTTACTGGTTTCTCTATTGGTGGTAGCATTAAAGATTCTGAACAAGTTTACGATGAAAAGATGGATAAGTCCGTTAGAGTTATTAAAGATTACGACCTCCACGAACTCTCGCTGGTAGATAATCCAGCCAACCAATTTGCCAATATCGTCTCTATTGAAAAAGTAGATGGCAAAAATAAAATTGACGGTATAATTAGTAAAGTTGATCTTGAAAATGTTTACTGGTGCGAATCTGATTCCCTAGTTAGACTTTCTAAAGACGAGGACTCTCTTTGTCCATCATGCGATAAAGGCATGAGCAATATTGGCTTCGTTGAATCAAATGATACTGAAAAGAATTCTGCGATCAAAGATTTATTAAAGTCGCAGAAAATTAGACTTGGTGAAAAAGTAACCAAGGCTGACAATCCTATTAAGGAGGGGAACAAAATGGCAAATGAAAATGTAGATGCAATCGTTAAGGTTGCAGATGAAAACATTGTAAAGTCTGAGGGCGAAGCAGCACCTACTGAAGAAGTAGCACCTGCAGAAGCAGCACCTGCTGAAGAAGCAGCACCTGCTGAAGAAGCAGCACCTGCTGAAGAAGCAGCACCTGCTGAAGAAGCAGCACCTGCTGAAGAAGCAGCACCTGCTGAAGAAGCAGCCCCAGCCGAAGATGCCGCCACTCCTGCTGAAGAAACTGAAAAAAGCGTAAAAAGCGAAGACGTTGATTTAGCAAAGGCTGTAGATACAGTACAAGAATCTGTTGATGAGGTTCAAAATACAGTTGCTTCAGTACTTGGAGACTTGGTGACTACAATTAAGTCACTAAACGAAACAGTGGCATCACTAAAGAAAGACATTGCTTCCGCACAAGAGGAAATTAAAGGCATTAAGGGCAATGTAGATGAGTTTGGAAAGCGTGTTGACGGTCTAGAAGACGAAACCGCTGTCCGTAAATCTGGCGACCTAGGCGGGGTCGTTCAAGAAGAAAAAATAACAAAAAAAGCAATGTGGGGCGGGCGTTTCCTCAATTCCGCTGACCTATATCGCTAAATTCACTGGGAGGTGAAATTATTATGGCAGAAGATATTTTAAATAAGGCTGCTGCAACAGGTTCCATTGTCTCAGGTGGTATTGGTGGAGTAACATCCCCAGCCGCTGGCGACCTTGGAGTAGTTGGATCTACCACTGATGACGGTGGTATTCTTTCTCCTGAGCAATCACGCCAATTTATCGAATACATATTCGAACAACAAGTACTAGCACGTGACGGACGCAGAGTAACAATGCGTACAAACGCTGCAGAACTTGAAAAACTAAACGTTGGAGAACGTGTAATCCGTGCCGCTGCTCAAGCAGATGCAACTTACACAAACGCTGGCGTTACCTTCACAAAGGTCGAAATTTCTACAAAGAAAATTCGTCTTGACTGGGAAGTAGCAAGTGAAGCACTAGAAGATAACTTAGAAGGTGCAGGATTAGAAGATCACTTAGTACGTACAATGACTCGTGCATTTGCAAACGACTTAGAAGATCTAGCAATCAACGGAACTGGAACAGGTTCCAATGCATTCCTAAACATCATGCAAGGCTTTACTGCTAAAGAAAACAACGGACACAGTGCAGCATTTGGTACAGACGTAGAAGATTTGCAAGCATTAGTTCTTGCAATGCCACGTAAGTTCCGTGCAGCACGTTCAAACATGAAGTTCTATGCTGATTCAGAAACAGTATCAGGAATCATCAACGGTCTTGGCTCTTCAGGTAACCTGAACAGCGAAAGAATCGTAGAACGTGTAGTTGGTGGACAAGAACCACAAATCCTTGGAATGCCAATCTCTTACAGAGTATTGGGTCTTCCATTGCTTGAAGTTCCATTGATGCCAACAAACCGTGTCGTCTTGACATTCCCTGAAAACCGTATTTGGGGTTTCCAAAGAGACGTAACAGTTCATCGTGAATTCAAACCTAAGAAAGACACTGTAGAATATACAGTATTCTTACGTTTCGGAGTTCAAATCGAAGAAACTGACGCAGTTGCATACAGTGCATAATTTGTACTGATCAATTATAGAGGGGAGCAGAAATGTTCCCCTCTTATTTATTTATAAATGATATAATAATTTAGAGGTGCACAATGGAAATTTTAAATTATAACAGTGGTGTATTAAGTGCATCTGTTTCAGGTTTAACTGCAAGCACTAACTATTTAATCGAACTTAATGATTTAATTACTGGAGAAGAATACTCTGCATCTGCCACAGCATTAACTTCTGGAACTGCAGTATTTTCCTTGCCAGAGTACTTTATACCATATACAGCAAAACTTGCTGCTTCAGTAAAAGAATTACAGTCTGAAGACTTGGTTAAAATGTTCAATATAGACTTAGTTAGACCATATGCAAATATAGCATCATTGGCTTCAGCATTTAAAATAACAACTGCTCAAGCAACAGAGTATGAAAGACTATCCAGATACATTATAGATTCTTATACTGGAGGATTTGATTACCTAAGAAAGAAAAAAGAATTTATTGGAACTGGATCAGATGAACTTTTAATAGATGAATTAATTACTGGAAAGATTTACAGTATTTTAGAAAATAACGAAGCCTTCTTTGACAGAGATCCAAACTTATATGATAAAGATCAAGAGTATGTTTATAAAAGACAACTTAGTGCAATTGTATATAATAAATCAGATGCTAATAATAGAGCAGAATATACAGTTGTATGGAGAGATAGATATCTAGATATTGAATTTGCTGATGGGTATGAATATTTAGTAGATGCAGAATATGGATGGAAGGTTATTCCACAAGATATTCAAGAAGCAGCACAAATATTAGTTCAAGATATTGTTGAAGATAATCTTAAATATGTAAATAAGTATATTGAATCATTTGATAATGATGATTTTAAAATTCAATTTTCAAAAGGCTATGCAAAGGATAGTACTGGAAATCGTATAGTAGATAGAATACTGGAGAGATACCAAAAGCCAATTCTTCCTGGAGTGTTGTAATGCTTCCTACCTCTAGTCTTAAAGATATCTTTTACCCAATGACTGCTGAACTTTATTATGCAGATAGTAAACAGGATGAACTTGGGGTAATGAAAAAATCTTGGGTATATGATAGAACTATAAAATGTTCTGCTATATCAATAACATCAGTAGGTACTAGTTTAAATGCTGAAATTAAAAATACAAATTCATTATTCGAACTTAATTCTGATATAGCCTTTAGAACTGGAGAAAATCTTCAAAAAAAGAAAAATGGAACATTTTATCCTATAACTGAAATACTTATAACAGATATTAAAGATTCTAATGGAGACTATGTTTGGGAAGACATACTTGGTAAAAGGGTACAATTTGAAATAAAAACATTTGTTCCTAACTATGATTTTAATCATAAAGTTGAATTTTATAGAGCATTTCTTGCTAGATCAAAGAAGCAACAAGAGGTACTATATTAATGATTAAAGTAAAGTTTGATACTAAAAAATTAAGCAAGACAATTAATAATATTATAGATTATTCAGATGGATTTATAACTGAGACAAAACAAAGTAAGGCAAAGATTGCTACAAAAATGGCTACAACAAGTGTTAATGTATTTTATCAATACCTTGATGGCCTTGCTCGTTTACATCCAGGTATGCTACATCATGTATATGAATGGGGTCAAATAGGAGATCCATCATCAAGACTATTTCAGTTAAGACTAAAATCTATAGCATCTGGATCTGAAGTATCTGCTGAATTACTACAATCAGATAGTATTAAAGATGGATCAAAAGAACCATTTTATGACAAAGCAACTATTATGGAATTAGGAGAAACTGTTACTATTACAGAAGATGAGGCACAAGCGTTATTCTTTGAAATAGATGGTCAAGAATATTTTAGAAAGGGACCTATCACGATTGCTAATCCTGGTGGAGAAGCAGTTAGAGGTGCTTTTGTTAATGCCTTTAATGAATTTTATTTAAACTACTTTCAAGAAATTTATTTAAGATCTATAAGGTTTTATAAGCATTTTGAAGATGCAAAAGAATATAAAAAAAATGTTAGAGTAGCAGCGAAAAGCCCTAATGCAAAAACTATTGGTAAAAACTCAGCAACTCAATGGATTGCTAATATTCCAGGAGATGATTTAATTGGCTAATTTCCCAATCATAATTCCAACTGCTGCTAGTCCACAGTTCTGGACAATGTCCGCTAGTGTTGCTGCACAAGATGCAACCTTAAATATTTTAAAGTATGCATTTAATGAATTAATTCAAAACGATGGATTTGATCAATATGGAAGAATTAAAGATACAAATGGAAGGACAGTAGTTCCTATTTATCCTATTACTAATGCTGGAACTCAGTTGCCAGAAGTTGAGGTAGAGAATAATTTAGTAATTATCTATGATGACTTTATTAAACAAAGATCAGGAAATACTAGATACTTCTACCCAATGAAAGGTATTCAATCTAGGTTTAAGGTAAGCACTGATGATTACGGCGTAACTAGGGCTATAACCAACAAACTAGTAGAAATTATAGATAGAGAAGATGCAGCAGCAGAAGACATAAATTCCTTCATGAGGGAATATTATGGGGGGCATCATAGAATTATGCTTCATTGCGTTAATGCCTATCAGACTACTTATATGAAAGATGCTACAAACTTAGATGATCAAAGAAATGTATTCTCTCAGGATATTATAATTAAAGCCGATTATCACCTTGTAAACGGTAGTTATAATTAGAAGTGAGGAACGCCCCCACTATTAAAAACTAGAGGAGGGAAATAAATATGGCTTATACTCGTGGAGATTCTAAACAAATCATTGTAGGTGCTGCCGCATTATTCATTGGTGATTATTCACTAGAATGGTACGACTCAGTATCTGCATATAAATTCTCTGCAAACACAGCAAGTACAGCAGGTCTTCCAGCATTCGTGTCTGCTACAAGTTTCAAAGAAACTTTATCATCAGGATCAGGAGACGCAGCATACTGGCAAAACGTTGGCTACACCATGAATGGTTTGGAAATGCAATTCCAACCAGATTTTGGTGAAGTTCAAGTTGATCAATTGCTAGACGTTGCACGTCTGTACAAACAAGGTATGTCAGTAAGTTTAGTAAAAGCATTTGCTGAAGCAACTTTGGAAAACCTTGTAACTGCTATCGCTGCAGACGATGATGATCTATCAGGTTCATCTTCAACATCTAACGGACAAGTCCTAGACTTGAAGTCTGGTGATATCGGTGACGTACCATTGGAACGAGCAATCGTTGCAGTTGGTCCAGGAACTGGTGATCCAAACGTTTCTAAAGAACGTGTTTACGTTGCAAACCGTGCACTCTCAATTGAGAATGTTACAGTTTCTGCAAAACGTGATACACCTTCTATGTTTGAAGTAACCTTCCGTTTGCTTTCAGCATCTAACGGATCTTATGGTAAGATCGTTGATCGTACAAACGCATAGTAATACAATTTCATAAACACTTAGCCCATCCCCTTAAAGGGGGGTGGGTTTTGTGATATATAAAGTCTTTATTTTAAACCCTATTTATGCTATAATTTTTATAGAGTCTTAAGGAGGCTTATTAATGGCTACAAGTGTTTATGAAGTTGTAGAAGTAGAGTTACAAGACGGAACAAAACTAGAAATGAAACCACTTAAAATTAAAGTTTTAAGAGATTTTATGAAAGAATTCCAAAAAATTTCAGATGAAAAAGTTGCTGAAGATAACATCAAGTCTATGGATCTATTGTTAGATTGTGCAGTAATTGCAATGAAACAATATAATCCAGAACTTGCAACAAAAGAAAAATTAGAAGAAATTGTAGACTTGCCAACAGTTTACAAGATCATTGAAGTGGCTGCGGGTATTAAGTTGAACGACCCAAACGCACTGGCAGCGGCTCTAGTTGGGACGAACTAGATCTCGCTGACCTAGAGTCTCGAGTATTTCTTCTAGGGTTCTGGAAGAATTATGAAGAGATGGAAGAAAGTATATCAATACCAGAATTGGTAGCGATAATAAATACCAAGAATAAAGAAGACTATGAAAATAGAAAATTCTTGGCCGCAATGCAAGGTGTTGATATAGATAAAGGCAGTTCGTCCGAAAGTCAAGATGCCTGGGAAAGAATAAAGGCAAAGGCTTTTAGTGGTGGTAGAACTTCGGATCCAAATGATATTGTGTCCCTTAAAGGACACGCTGCTAAAAGAGCAGGGTTTGGAATTGGAGAAGGTCTAGACTACGAGGTGATTGATTAGTGGCAGAGATTATTAAAACTAGTATTGATGTTGACATTAACACTAGCGGTGCTGCTGCTGAACTTAGAAGATTACAACAGCAAATTAATGCTTTTAATCTTACTTTAAATAGAAATCAAAAAACTCAAGGTCAGGCTTCAAAAGTTTGGGCAGAAAGTCTTGCATCAGCCGTTAATCGCACTGGAATGTTCAGGGCCGAAATGGTTAAGATGCAGACTTCTGCTGCTGCTCTTGATTCAACACTTAGAAAAGGCCAAGCAACACTAGGACAATTTTTTAGTGCCGCCTTTAATAAAAGAAGTGCAATGGCCGCAGAGACTTTTGCTCTGGCTGCAGAACGTGCACGTACTATGCAAACCCAGTTTATTGCAACTGGGAAATCCGCAAAGGGCATGCAAGAAGCACTTGCAATTAGACCTCTTTCAGCATTCTCATCTGAACTTGCTGTATCGACACAAAGAATGCAAATCCTATCGTCTATGTTTAGACAAGGTACAACTCAATTAATTAATTTTGGTAAGAATGTTCAATGGGCTGGTCGTCAACTTATGGTTGGGTTTACAGTACCACTTACAATTTTTGGATCAACAGCAGGTAGAGTATTTAGAGATTTAGAAATGCAATCAGTTGCATTTAGAAAAGTTTATGGAGATATTTTTACAACTCCAAAAGAATTACAAGATAATTTAAAAGCAGTAGAAGGACTAAGTAAAGAGTTTACTAAATATGGAGTTGCGGTAAAAGATACCATGTCTCTTGCAGCACAAGCAGCAGCCGCTGGTAGAAGAAATGGTGAACTAACAGATGCTGTAACTGAATCAACAAGATTAGCAACACTAGGTCAAATGGATCAAAATGCTGCCTTAGAAACAACTATTGCACTACAAAGTGCTTTTAGATTATCTGGACAAGAATTATCAAATACTATTAATTATCTAAACATGGTAGAAAACCAAACAGTTGTAAGCCTACAAGATATTGCTAGTGCAATTCCTAGAGTAGCCCCAGTAATTCAAGGATTGGGTGGAGATGTAAAAGATTTAACCGTGTTTTTAGCAGCAATGCAAGAAGGTGGAGTAAGTGCTGAACAAGGTGCTAACGCATTAAAGTCAGGTCTTGGATCTTTGATAAATCCAAGCAAAGAAGCAAGCGAACAACTTGGTGCTTTAGGTATAAATATTAAATCTATAGTTCAACAAAACCAAGGCGATTTAATGGGAATTGTTACAACATTTTCAAAAGCATTATCAACACTTGGAGAATTTCAGCAACAACAAGTTTTAGAAACTCTTTTTGGTAAGTACCAATATGCTCGTTTAGGTGCATTGTTTGAAAACATTATTAGAGATGGATCACAAGCACAGCAAGTAATTGCTACCATGGGATATACTACAGAGCAATTAGCAGCAAGTGCTGAAAAAGAATTAAAGGTAGTAGAACAAGCATTTAGTGTTCAACTAATTGCGG